TTCAAACCCTCGCCGCTTTGCTAAGCTTATATAATTTGCGGAGCTGTTCTGCGGACAGAGCCGTTCCGAAGTAAGCATTTATCTGCTTCCTGACCGTGACCCAGTTCCAGCCGTACTCATCGACATACCTGATAATGCGCTCGCGTATCTTATCCATAGTTTCGTTATCCATAGCAAGAGCTCCTTTTGCATCAGCCGGGAAAATCCGATTCATCTATAGAATGCGTGTTAAAGTTTCCTCCGCTTTGCCTCCAAAGCTCCAAAGTATGCCCCATGTAATAAGTTCCATCATCGTAAAACTTCAAAAGCTCGGAAGAGGACGAGTAAGTCGTATCTTCACCAAATAAATCCCGCGGCCCGTACCATGTTTCACCGCAGGCGTAATAAAGCTTGTAAACGCCTATCGGTACATCAATACTCACAGAGCTGCCGGGTGCAACATAAAAGCCCACATCAGGGTTAGTTTTTGTTGCGGTAGGGAGCTTTCTTCTTTCAGTACGCGAATCAGCGGGAGCATATTGATAATCGAGATAAACATAGTATCCCTCATCTCCACGCACAGAAACGGTTAGCGGGCAAAGGCTTTCGTACATTGGGCTTTTCAGCATCTTACCGTTGAATATATACACTGGCGTGAGTGTTTCTCGTGGCGGCTGCGTGATCTCTGCGGTAGGTGCGGGTTGAGCTCGATCGTTTCCGGCACCGCCGGAAATGATCTGCACAAAAACGAATATCAAAACCAACGCCGCAAGTACGCCAAAAACGACTATGCCGGGATCGTCGATCTTTGCGAGCAGCTTGGACAGTCTCGGGAATAGCTTTATCTTACGCTTCGGTTTATTCGGCCGTTTGCTTTCTGCGGCGGCAGGCGGAACGGGAGCGGGGTTGGGTTTATTGCCGTTGCCTTCAGCCTCTGCGCAGAGTTCGTCCGAGAACACCTGCACCAGGAAATCAAAATACCACATTACGAGCGGCTGAATTCTCCCCATAAAAAACTCACGAAAACCGTGCATTTCGAGTGCCGTCACAGACGGCGCGGAACTGCCGCGGCGAAATGTGCTATCATTCCAAAGCGCAAACAGCAGATAATCGGCAAGAGTATCAAGTAATGCGGCGGTCGGCTCGGAGGGGTCGTGGGCTACGCCGTTATTATAAAAGCACGGCGGAGAATAGCGGTCATGCAGACAGTCAGAGTAAGTGTTCAGGTGCTCGGAAACAACACGGTCAAAATCGTTATTGTATACAAGCTCGAAATAATCACGATATCCGGATATTACAGAATACATTGTTTCGCAAGTGACGCGGCTATCTACTCCGGCCAAACTTAGAACGGCATCGGTCAAGCAGAAAAGAGCACAGGACGCTTCCGCGGCACAGTAGTCCAGAGCGTCGGCATGGCTATAATCGGCAGAGAGCTCTTTAATTTTATCAAGGCAGTGAATATATATAATGCCGGTCGTGGTCTGCTTCTCATCAAGGTCTATCATATTAATCCCCTTATCTGCCGAGATTGACTATCAACAGCTTATACACTGCAACGATAACATACAGCGCAAAGCAGACGTAAAATGCAATAACAAGCGCACTTGAGGGCATTTTTAAAGCAGCGACAAACGCCCAAATGTACAGGCCGAGCGAGACGGCGCCGCCGAGGACAGGGAGGACATTCATCAGAATGACCACGATGACCGCAAGCCAAAACGGGAAACCGAGGATCATAAACGGCATGAAGCAAATGACGAGAAGCACAAGCTCCCACAGAATGACTCCGAACATTCCGAGGGAAGCACCGAGTTTCTCTTTCATAAATAACACCTCTCCATAATACTCAACGGCAAAAAACACCATTGCATATACAAATTAATATCATATTATGTTCCAATATGCAACAAAAAAGAGCAGAAAGTTTAATCTTTCTGCTCTTTTTTTGTTTCGGAGAGGATATCTTCGGCGACTTCAATTAATTTTTGAACCATTTCAGGAGAAAGCTTCGTAAGAAAAGCCAACATTTTCTGCTGATAATATGCATCTTCATCCTTCATGATGCGGGCGACATAGGCGGCAATCTCGTCATTGCGGGAAAGCCTGAGGAACATATCTCCCTCGCCGGTGAGAAGCCAGTGCTCGTTAACGTTGAACTCACGGCATATGGATTTAATAACTCTGTCTGTGACATTGACTTTACCATTCTCTATTTGAGATAAAGACGATTTTTTTATGCCGATTTTTTCTCCGAACTTTTCGAGAGTAAGCTTTTTGTCCGTCCTGACAGCTTTTATTCTTTCGCCAATAGTCAAAAAAACACCTCCTTGCAATCATTAAAATACCACACGTGTGAAACATCGTCAAGAAAAAAGTTTAGCAATTAAACATTTTAGGCTTGACAATGTTCGATTTTCAAACTATACTGTTTAGTAGTTAAACAATTCGTGAGCGAGAGGAGGTGAGGAGCGGATGAACAAATACGGCATTGCAATTGAGATCCCCGAGGGTAAGCTCACGGAAATTCTCGACCGGCTGACTGCAGCACAGGATGAGATAAGCAAGTGCTACGCAGAGCTCAGAGATCTGGGCGTCGTGACGATAAGAGAAAAGACCGTCAGCGGCAACTGACGATCTTTTCGGGGAAGCTCAAGCATCTTCAAGCTCTTTGATAAATACATTGAGCAAGCGAGCGGTCTCTCTTACAAGACGGTCGATATCATCGACCGTCGCGGGAGAGCCGGGAGGAGCTATACGCCGGGCTTCAAGAGTGTAGTTATAGACGGCATGGCGCAGCTTCTGAGCATCGATATCCACAAAAACACCTCCTTTCGGGGAGATTATAGCAAGCAAATAAACCATTAGCAAGTGAGAGGAGGTGAGGGGATGCTGTGCAAAGACTGCCTGTATTACGAAGAAGCATATGTAGACTCAAGGATCGGAGATAAGGACTTCGGAAAGAGGTATTACGGGCAAGGCCTGTGCCGCAAATACGGCGGCGCGGTCTGGGGCTCGGACAAGGCCTGCGGAGCTGCACACGTCCGCGCCTGCGAGAGCTGCGCGAGGCACAAGGAGCTGTTCATGAAAAACAAAGGGTATGGTGAGCAGTATGGCGAATATATCCCGACGGGGCGCATCGTGTGCATGATACGCAAGGCCGACGCCGGCGACAGAAAACGAAAATGCGCCTTGTACTTACCTGAACAGGGCGATGACGCCGGCGGCAGCGCCGATGACGCCGACCCAAAAGCCCGGAGACTTATACCAGACGGGCTCCTGCTTTGGCTTCTCGGCAGAAGCAGGTGGCTCAGGCTCCGGCTTCGGCGGCTGAGGAAACATTAAGCGCCGCCATTCGGCCATGTGATCGGGGTCAACGCCGTTGCACTCAAAGAAGCGCAGGCGCTCGGCATCGGTGGTCAGGCGCTTGTAGTCCTCAAGCTGGTCGGGATGCCAGGGCTCATTATCAAACACGAAAACACCTCCTTTCGAGGAGATTATAGCAACTACAGAAGCCATTCGCAAGAAAGGAGAAAAGCTATGAACGAAAACGAAAATAAGCAGAACGACAAGCTCGTTGAGCTGTTCGGAAAAATGAACGACGAGCAGCGGGCGCTGTGGATAGCCGTTGGCGACGGCATGGTCATGGCGCAGGATATCATCGAGCGCAGGGCGTCATAGGACTTGCCGGGCGGGGAATAGACTTTTATCACCTCATCAGCCGGCGGTGACCCCTCAGTCAGCTTTGCTGACAGCTCCCCTTACGCAGGGGAGCCAATCCAATCACTTCCCTTACGCAAGGGGAAGGCAATAAGAAGGGAGGAAAACATGGCAAAGAGAAAAGAGCTTACATATTGCTGCATGGTAGAGATAGACGGCGCGGAGGCGGTTCCGCTTGAGAGCCTGACGCCGGAGCAGCTGGCATACTGCCGCAGAGTCTGGACAGAGCGGATCGCCCAGACCGTCAACGACTACTACAGAAACCATCCCGAGGAATACTATGCGCGCTACGGACAGCCGGAGGCGCAGTAAGGAGAGGAAAACATGAGAGAATGCTTCCTTTGCGGAAGAAACGGAAGCTCCGATCCGCTGGACCGTCACCACATTTTCGGCGGCGGTCTGCGGAAAAAGAGCGAGAAATACGGCCTGGTAGTCGACCTGTGCCACCACGAGTGCCACGAATACGGCCCCAGAGCGGCGCACCAGTGCGCCGAGACGAGGGACGAGCTGCACCGCTACGGACAGAAGAAGGCGATGCGCGAGCAGGGCTGGAGCGTTGACGAATTCGTGAGGCAGTTCGGCAAGAACTACCTGGATGAGGACGAGCTGCGCGAGCTGGAGGAGGAGACCGGCGCAGAGCCGGAGCAGTACGGTGCATTCTTTATCCTCGATGCGGCGGCGCTGCCATACTGAGGTGACGGCATGGGGCGATGGCCGAGGCAGCTTGTGGGCCGGTGGCACGGCACACGATGTGTTATATGCAGGATCGGCATTGAAGGCAATCTTGCCGAGATTGAATACAAGGGAATTACTAAGCTTGTTCCGATGGAGGATATTGAAATTGAGGAGGAAGAGAAATGAACATAGGCATTTTTGTTTGGATATGCGCCGCAATTCTGGCTATAATCTACGGCATTTATCGCGGACTTGAGATATTCGCCGACGCAGCGGAGCGGGAATGCGCGAAAAGGAGACGGCAGTGAGGGACAGATACACGGTGATGATCACGCTGCTGTGCACAGCCTGCCTTGCGCTGCTGATACTTATAGCCTTTGCGCTGAGCAAGCCGGAGGAAGAGCAGCACATTCCTGCGCCGGAGATGAACGCCGAAGGGCTGTGCACGGTTACGGTGAAGCACATGTCGCAGCCGACGGAGGCAGAGATATTGGCTATGGCACAGACAATGAGTGGCGAATGCTATGAAAATGAATACGGCGATATGCTTAAAGTGGGCATGGCTATATGCAACCGCGTAGATTATTCAGGCGGTATGTACAGCTTTCCGGACACGATACAGGGCGTTTGTGCTCAGCCGGGGCAGATATACGGGTATGATCCGAGCAGACGGCCGAAGGACATATACACGCAGGCCGCGAGAGAGGTTTTATCCAACTGGTACGGCATCAAAAACGGCGAGGCCAGACCGTGGGAGCCGGGGATCAAGTTCTGGTCCGGCTTCGGCGGAACGAAAAATACATTCAGGGAGGACTACCGATGAAGATAATCATATGCATAGCGGCTGTTGCAATAGCCTTTGCCCTCGGCTGGAACGCCAAGACGCTGCATGTTCTGCATGCCATAGACCGGGTGCTGGATATGCTGGACAAGTCCATAACGGAAAAAGAAGAGCTGAGCGAGACCGAATTTTTCTATGTACACGGCATGCTGCGCACTATAGATCTGCTGCAGGAGAGAAAATGACATGGAAAGAACACTGTATCTGTGCTTTGCATGCGCCGCGGATATGACCCAGGGCTATGACCTCGAAGAGCTGCCGGGGCAGCTGAAGAACGCAAGATGCGAAAAATGCGCCCGGAAAGCATGGGGCGCGACATACCGCATAAGGGCAAAAAATAACCGCGGCACCACCGACTAAAGCCGTGCCACGGTTAAGTAAATCCAAACCCGAGAGGATCTGTGACTTAAGAATAACACGGATCCTCCGCAAACACAATAGGAGGAATTATGAATAAATACGTTGAAGCGGCTCTCGAAAGCTATGAGACGATAAAAAAAGAGCTCAAAACCTTCACGAGAGCCAACACGGACTTCGAGCTTGCCATCGACGACGGCGGTTATCCGCTTACGTTCACCTTCACGCCGAGCGTGGACTCGGCGCAGGCGAGCATGTTCGAGCCGGACGAAAACGGCGCTGTCGGCTCTCTGCGCGTTATCTGCTCCAGCGCCGGAGCGGGCGTTGACCTGGGGCTAAAATGCCACATTCAGGCCGAGGTATTGAAAAAGCTGCTATCGCGCTGTCAGGTCTGCGCCGAGGCGAGCCTGCATGCATTCAAGGCCGGGAGGTGCGCGGACTATGAGTGAATGGACAGCTAAAGCAGCCGCCCGGCTTGAGGACGAATGCAAGAGCGGCAAGTTCGATAAGTACGGCAGCGCCATGAAGCAGGCCGTCAAAACGGCGCTTTTGGATTTCTGCCGGCAGGACGATGAATTTGCACAGGCGGTCGTGCAGGGCGGAAGCTTCACCGACTGCATGACGGCCGTCGGCAAAAAAGTCAAAAACGGCAGCATATCCGATCTCGATGCGTACTCCGCGGCAGTCGGCTTTTACTTTCCCGGAGCAAGGATCAGCTTTGAGATGCGCATTGAGCTGTGCGAGCATGACGGGGATGAGATATCAAGGGACAGTCTGCTGGTAGATCTGTCGGCATTTCTGTGAGGCGCGGCATGAGCGATTATGAAGCTATCCGCACCGAAGCGCCGCCGGCGCTCGAGGACTTCCCGAGTATTGAGGATACCGGCGCGGTTATCCGGCAGGTCAACCGCCTGTTTGATCCCTATGTTTTCTTCGAGCGGCACAAGGACAGCATCGAGCTCTGGTGTTCATGCTGCTTAAGGCACGGAGAGATTGACATACTGCCGCGCATAGTGACGACGGTCGAATATGAGCTTTTATACAACAAGCACAACATGCATGTTACCTGCCCGTACTGCGGGGCAAGGGCAACATACAAGAACGCCAGAAAGCTCGGCAAGAAAACCAGGCTGCCGCAGTACCTGCCTGTGGTCATGCTGGCAGAGAAGGACGGAGACCTTTACGCGAGAGCGTACTGGACGCGAAAGACCTATGACACACTTGTCGGAGCGCCGGAGTTTTACCTTGTCGAGGGCTATCACTTCACGCCGGGCAGGGCCACGATATACGCGCAAAGCTACAGCGGGTTCGAGCCGCACAGCGTCAGCGGCAGCTACGATCCGGTGCACAGGGTAGTGACCGAGCCGTTCACGGAGGGCAGCTACTACTATTTCAGATACAAACCCTATGTCGTTCTCGGCCTTGACGCTATCGGAAAAAGCGCATTCAGATACTGCGGCTATGAGAGCTTTGAGCGCGGCATCGATGCGGTGTGGGGGCTGGAAACAGTCCGCACACGATACGACATGATGAAGTTTCTCGCGGCAGCGAGCATCTATCCCCGGCAGATAGAAATGCTGCTTAAAACAAACTGCGGCGAGCTGGTTGACGACCTCGTCCGCGGCCGGAAGAAAAACAGGGACATATTCGACTGGTCAAGGGACAACTATCTTGACGCCTTCGGCCTTTCAAAAACGGAAATGCGCGCATGGCGCGAGTCCGGCGCTGAGCTGGAGGCCATTGCGTGGTACAGGAAATTGCGCCGTGCGGGACTATCCGAGAGCTTTGAGACGATTAAATACTTGGATGAGATGTGCCAGTACACATTCCCGATGCAGGATTTTGTCCGGCTGTGCTGCCGGGCAAGGGTAAAGCCCGCAAGGCTTGCCGCTTACCTTTCGCAGGGGCAGAAAGCCATTCCCGAAAATGAGATACAGACCTATAAGGACTATCTCGACATGGCCAAGGCTCTCGGCTGGGATATGAAGAATGACACTGTCAAGCTGCCGAAGAACCTGCACCGCCGACATGACGAGGCGGTGATCGAGATCAATATCAAGCTTGCCAATGAGGGCATCAAGCTTGCCGACGACAGCATAATAAAACGCCGTGCCAAGTACAACTTTGAGATGGGCGATTATCTGATACGCTGTGCAGTCAGCGCAAACGAGATCATCCGCGAGGGCAAGACCCTGCAGCACTGCGTGGGCGGTTATGCCCAGCGGCACATGTCCGGCGCTTTGACGATCTGCTTTCTACGGCGCAGGGATGCGCCGCACAAGAGCCTTTACACGATAGAAATGCAAGGCAACAGGCTCATGCAGATACACGGCTTTAAGAACGACCGCAACGCCGCAAATCCACGCACTACCATGGCGTGGATGATAAAGCCCTGGCTTGACTGGATAGCCAAGGGCAGCAAGCGCGACAAGGACGGCAAGCCCAGACTGCCGAAAAAGAAGGAGGCAAAAACAGCATGAACGATATACAGACCCAACGGACGCCGGATGTTATCGGGGCGGAGATCCGCGGACTTACACAGCAGGCCAAGAGCATGACGCTGTGGTTCGGCATAGAGATCGGCCGGAGGCTGACGGAGGCAAAGGCGCTTTTGGAGCACGGGCAGTGGCTTCCGTATCTGAAGGAGCAGACGGAGTTTTCACAGCCCTCGGCCTCACGCCTTATGCGGCTTTACGATGAGTACGGAGCTAAGCAGACAAGCCTTTTCGGGGCAGAATTAAATTATTCAACGTTGAATAATTTGAGTATTTCCAATGCCTTGCGGCTGCTTGCAGTGCCTGAGGACGAGCGCGAGGAGTTTGCTTTGGAGCACGATGTTGAGCACATGTCGGCCCGCGAGCTCGACGAGCTTATCAAGCAGCGCGACGAGGCCGAGCAGCGAGCAGCAAGGGCCGAGGAGCAGGTGCAGCAGGCCGCCGACGGGGCGGCGAAGGCCGACGAGCAGTATCAGAAGGCAAAGCAGGAGCTGCATCTTTTGCGGGAGAAGCTCGGCAACGCCGAGGCGCAGAAGGCCGCGGCAGAGAAGGAGCTCTCCGAGCTGAGAGAGCGTCCGGTGGAGGTGGCCGTCGAGGTAGACGAAAAGGCGGTCGCGGAGGCTGTCACTGCCGCACGAGCCAAGAACGACGCCGAGTGGGCCGAGAAGATGGCTAAGGTCAAAAACGAGCTTTCCGAGGCAGGGCTCAAGGCCGAGAAGCTCAAGGCAAAAATAAAGAAGGCGGAGGAAAGGGCCGAGGAAAAGGCCGCCGAGCTTGAGAGGTTAAAGAAGTCTCAGACGCTTAATGACCCGAACACGGCAGTTTTCAAGCAGATATTCGAGCAGGTGCAGGAGGATTTCAACAAGCTGCACGGCAGTCTTTTGAAGGTCAGGGCATCAGATCCCGACACGGCGCAGAAGCTCACCGCGGCGGTACGCGCCTTGGTTGACAAGATGCAGGGGGCGCTCAATGGGTAGCTGCGCCGGCTGCGAATACTTAGGATTTGAGCGCTTTCGGAGCGGGTACACGGCGGCACGGTGCTTTGCGCCGCTGGCGCCGCCCTGGGGAAACGGCCGTGTGATCGGAAACCCCACGCCGAAGCTGCTACCCGAAAAGATCGAGCGCCCGAAATGGTGCGAGAAGGAGGATTAAGAATGAAACGTGAAGAAGATCTTTTGCTCTATATGCGGAAACACGAGGGCTGAAACAATGATAAAGAATTATACAACGAAAGTTGATGTTTACACGTCCATCGGCGAAATTCAAGCCGCGCTCGCACGCTCCGGCGCTTCAAAGATCATGATTGAATACGATACCGGCAAAGCTGTTGCTATTTCGTTTTGCATCAACACGGCAACAGGCTTGCGCGGTTTTACCCTGCCGGCACCTGCAGAAGGCACTTTGCGCGTATTTAAAAAGCAAGGCATTAAGTGCGACCCCAAACAGGCCGAGCGCGTTGCATGGCGCAATGTCCGGGATTGGGTACTTGCGCAAATGGCACTGGTGGAGAGCTGTGACGCGGCGGTGGACGAAGTGTTCCTGCCGTACATGACTGACAACTCCGGCAAAACCCTGTATCAGATGTATTCGGCCGGTCGGCTTCTGCCGGCGGTGCACTAACAGGGGGCTGACAATGGCTGATATTATTCATAAACCTACAAAAAGCGAGTTCAAGCGCATGGCGGCGCAGCTGGGCTATGAGCAGGTGGTGCGCTGCAAGGACTGCAAGTACAGCTACGAGGATATTGATGGGTTAACTTGTGTATATGGCCCGTGTGTAGATTGCACTGTGCCGGAGGACTTCTATTGTAAGTACGGAGGAAGGAAAGAAGAATGAAGATCTACATAGCCGGAAAGATCACCGGCGAGCCCAATTACAAAGAGAAATTCGATATCGCCGCGACGAGCCTTGAGGCGCAGGGACATATCGTATTAAATCCTGCTGAGCTGCCGGAGGGCATGCTCCCGGCAGACTATATGCGCATCTGCTTCGCAATGATAGATACGGCCGATGCGATCTACCTACTTAAGGGCTGGTATAGCAGCTCCGGCGCTTCTATCGAGCGGAACTACGCAATGTATACCGGCAAGTCAATACTTACTGAAGGAGAATAAACATGAAAAAGCTTATTGAAAAGCTGCGCCTGTGGCTTATACGGAGGCTTAACGCGGTGCCGATGGATGAGCACACGGAGCTGTGCCGGGAGGGTATAAGCCTGCTGCAAAGGCTTGAGCGGCAGGAGGCCGAGCAGAAGCGGCTCACGGAGCGCTTCCGGTACGCTATACGCGAGATATGCCGCCGGAGCGAGAACACCTATTACGACTGGTGCTGCGACGTATGCTGCATGCGCGGCGAGAATTGCAGGGCAAACGGCTGGTGCAGCAGCTTCTGGCCGGGAAAGGTCAGGAAAAATGCCTGAATATTTCAACTGCCTTTACTGCGGCAAGCCCGCGGTCAGAAATTCCTCGCGGCAGATATACTGCCCGCGCTGCCGCGCCGAGCGGGAGCGCGAGTATAAGCGCGAGACCGCACGAAAAAAGCGGGAAGAGCGTCAAAGAGCCGCGACTCCACTCGACGCGCCGATGATCCGATGCGAGGCCTGCGGCGGCCTGACTCCGGGAGGGCGCAACCGCAAATACTGCCCGGCATGCGCGAAGAAGCGCGCCAGGGAGAGAATGGAGGCGGCCAATGCCGGACGGTACAGATACACGCCGAACAAGAAGCCGCAGGCAGAGGAGGTAAAGCGGCACTATACGCGGCCGCGCCGCACGGGGCTGCTGTTCGATCTCAGCGGCAAGGATCTCGCCGAGGTAGCGCTGGAGGCCAAAGCCCTGGGCATGTCGTACGGCGAATACACTTCCGCATGCTTCGGAGGCACGATAGAAAAGAAGCTGGCCATGCAGGGCATCAGCCGCGAGGAAGCGGGCAAGATGATCGCAAACGCCAAACGCAAAAGAACTCTCGCCAAAAAGAAAAAAGCAAGCTAAGCGTAATGCTTAGCTTGCCGGTTGAGATATGCGCAGAGGTTTACTGCACATATCTGAGCCGAAAAGGCTTATATATCCCACTCTGCCGCTGTCCGCCGGGCGGCAGGGCACACAAAATACACACGGGCGGGCGCTGCCGGAGGGAAAATCACCTCTCTTGATCATTGCCTCTCTTCCTTCCCATATATTTTGCTTCCTTTTCTCTTCCACCGCACCCTCCGGCAGCGGTTTTTATGATTATCACCTCATCCGTCAGCCTGCGTCTGACACCTTCCCCTCAAGGGGAAGGCAAGGGTGCAGACAAGATTTTGTACTAAATCAGCACAATAACTGCGTCCTAACGCCCCCTCAGTCAGCTTTGCTGACAGCTCCCCCCTCAAGGGAAAGGCTATATACATTAAATAATAAAACGCGCGTGCGCGCGTTTCTGATTGGACCTTTTATCGCCTAAGTTTACGGCAAAGGATAAAACATGGTAAAGATTATGGAATACGGAATTATATCGGGCAATGTTATCGAGATCAGGCGGTGCCGTATGACGGTCGGGAGTCAGCCCGGCCGCAAACGTGCACCGAGAAAAGCCGGGGCGACATCGCTTAAAAAAATCAAGCAGAACGAAAAGGCGGCCGAAAGGCAGTTGGCAAGGAGCATAAACTGCAACTTCGGCACAGGCGCGTTATTCCTCACGCTGAAGTATTCGGATATCCGTCTGCCGCAGTCGGTTCAGGACGCTAAAAAGGAAGCGGCAAGGTTTTTGAGAAATCTCGGCAGGGCATACAGGAAGGCTACGGGAAAGAAGCTGCGCTGGATCCTGTGCACCTCCGAAACATCATCGAAAACCGGAGAAAAGGTACGGCTTCACCATCACATCATCATGGATAGGGTGGACTATGAGCTTATCTGCCGCTACTGGCCCGCGGAAGAGCTGCGCTATGAGATCCTCGACGGCCGCACGGACCACACCGATTTAGCCAAGTACATAATCAAGAACGGCTCGAGGACTCCGAACGAAAA